GTCGAGAAGGCGATAGACGCTACTAATTTTCTTGGTCGGTGGGCTGACGGCATGACCCGCAAAGCGGTATTCCCTGCCTTCTTGCGTCGGGCCACTACTCGCGCCGGATTTAATTTTGATGAAATGGTAGCGAACCAGACAATCCATACCGTTCCGCAAGAAGTTATGGAGAAAGCCCTCAACGATACGGCGCAGTTCGTCTTTTCTCGTAAAGCAGATGAGGGCGGCCCAATGTTCTTGGGCAAAAATGCTAAACAAGTTATCGACCTAATTAACAATCAAGGCGGCCCAGTTGGAGCCGTCACTATAGGCTATCCCGGATTTATCGCTAACGCGTTGAACTTCCAGTATCGCTACGGTCCCGGCATGCTGAGTGCTTTAACCAAAAAAGGTCGAGAAAAAGTCATGAGCGGCGACACCGCCGTTTTGTCAGAAGGCATAATGGGCTTGGCAATGGTCTACGCCGCTATGCAATTTCAAGACAGCGAGTACGCAGGCAGCAAGTGGTACACCGCCAAAATGCCGGACGGAACCGAAAAGGATTTGCGTCCTATCTTTCCAATCCCGTACTACTTATTGCTCGGCGATCTTATCAACCGATACCAAGACGGTACTCTAGACCTAGCGTATACTTCCGCCGACATCTTACAAGGTCTCACTGGCGCGCAGTTCCGTGCTGGCGCGGGCCTATATGTCGCAGACGAACTTATGCGCGATCTTACTCGCGCAGGAACACTTGGCGATAAAGCAATGGATGCCATCAAGAAAACTCTTGGCAGCGCCATTGGCGGGCTGCTTCCTTTTGGAAGTACGGCTAAAGATGTTGCGGCGCAGTTTAATCCCGAAGAAGCTATCCTTCGGGATACATCTGAAGCACCGTTTCTTGGTGCAGCTTTGCGCGAAGTCCCGTTTGCGCAGACGCGCCTTCTTGGTTTGCCGGAGCAGGAGTACGCCGCCAAGGCAGGCCCCTCGCAGACGGTAAACCCATTACTCCGCCAAGTTACCGGTCTTGCGACAAGCAAACCTGCGAACATCATCGAACGTGAGATGCGCAGCCTTGGCCTAGACGAACGCGATCTGTACCAAAAGGAAGGTTTCTCTACTCTTGACCGCCGCCAGCGTCAGGTCATGGGTGACTATGCCGAGTACAACGCCCCGGAATATTTCAATTCGCCGGAATACCGCAATGCGGATAAGTTAACGCAAACCGAAATGTTCCGTGAATTTTACAAGGGTATCCGCAAAGCAGCGCGAGAAGCCGTTAAGGACGAGAACGAAAACTTTACCGCATTAATTTGGTTTAACGACCAAAGCCGCGAAGATAAAATCAGACTTGACCGCGACTATATGAAATCGGTGGGTAAACCGTTCCGAGAATACTACGCGCAGTTGGTTAAGGCCCCTATCCCCGCAAACAAAAAAGCGTTTGACGCACTTCCTGTCGGTACTCAGTACACCGATCCCGGCGACTATAAGGTCTATACGAAAGGCAAGTAATGGCCAAGAAGAGTGGTGTTAAAGACATGTCATGGCGACCACAGCCAAAAGCAAAGCGTCGCCACAAACCCGACGGGCTTCGCCATCGTAAGTCTTTGGGGCCACGCAGTCACTTGCGAACTAGCTTCTAATATCATAGACACCGCCCATGAAGTTCATGGGCATTGATCCCGGCGCGTTCGGGGCTGTCGCTATTCTGGATAAGGATAGCCGAGAACTTGTCATCATCGACATGCCTACATTAAAGGTCAAGCGCGGGCCGCGTGTTGTCAATCAGGTTGACGCGCACATGCTGGCCAACGCTTTGCGCGGTCACGTCACCGCCGATACTTCCGCTCTCATCGAGAAGGTTCACGCCATGCCGGGCCAAGGTGTGTCCTCGATGTTCAGTTTTGGCAGAGCGGCGGGTATCGTCGAAGGCGTGCTTGCTGGCCTGTCTGTATCTTTTGAGTTGATACCGCCTGCGACTTGGATTAAGTCTATGCGCACGTTCGGAGGAAAGGACGGCAGTCGTCAGCGGGCACAAGAGTTGTTCCCGGATTACGCCCATCTCTTCGCACGGAAAAAGGACGATGGCCGGGCCGAAGCTGCGCTTCTTGCCTGCTATGCCGCCGAGAGGGAAGACAATGAACCATCTATTCGATTACCAAAAGGTCGGCGCAGACTTTCTCTGTGATAACCCGGCTGCGTTCCTTGCCGATGAGCAGGGCCTTGGCAAAACACTTCAAGTTATCGCGGCCTGTGATAAACTCGGTCTGACAAAGGTCGTCGTGATCTGCCCGGCTATCGCTAAGATTAACTGGCGTCGTGAGTTCGAGCGGTGGGGAACCGTCGAGCGCGAAGTCAAAGTCTTTAGCTACGACAAGATCACCCAATCGAAGGAGGTCCGCAATGAAATCGCAAAGTTTGAGCCAGACGTTCTTGTTCTGGATGAGGCTCATTATCTCAAGAACCGTACTGCTAAGCGCACAAAGTATCTATATGGCCAGTACTGTCGCGGTGATGGCCTTGTTAAGTTTGCTGATCGTGTTTGGCTTCTTAGCGGTACTCCCATCCCTAATAATGTCAGCGATTTCTGGACCCATCTTAAAGCGATTTGGCAGTACCCGCTAAACTTCACCGACTTTACGACCTACTTCTGCAAGACATGGTGTGGCTCATTTGGGCTACAAATTCTTGGCAACAAGACTGAACGCATGGCCGAGTTCAAGACCGTGCTGAAGGCAATCATGCTCCGCCGCAAGGGCGAAGTTGTGCTAAAAGATTTGCCGCCGATCTGGTGGCAGAGCGCACCTGTCGAGATAGAAAACTGGAGCGACAGGAAACACATCGACGATCCACGCCAAGCCGAAGCGGTCGATATGATCCTCGCGCATTCGCTTACGGGGCAGGACTTGTCTACCGAGATCGAGAGCATTGCCCCTAACATCGCGTCACTTCGTCGCTTAACTGGTGTAGCCAAGGCAGCGCCCATCGCCGCACAGATAGCGGGCGAGTTGGCGGATGATGCCTACGACAAGATCGTTATCTTCGCCTACCACACCGACGCAATCCAGACGCTTTACGATAGGCTGAAAGACTTCAATCCGGTGGTAGTTGCAGGGGGTATGCCAACAGCCGACCGTCAGGCGGCGATTGATAACTTCCAGACCGACCCAAAGGTGCGCGTCTTCATCGGCCAGATCACGGCCTGCTCTACCGCAATCACATTGACTGCGGCAAATCAGGTGGTGTTTGTGGAGATGGATTGGGTTCCGGCAACGAATGCACAGGCGGCTAAGCGTTGCCACCGCATCGGCCAGACAAAGCCCGTGATCGTGCGGACCTTTGGCCTTATCAATTCTGTTGATGAGATTGTGGCTAATAGCCTAGCCAAGAAAGCCCAGATGATTTCTGAAGCCTTAGACTAAGCGTCTAAACTCACCGTGATATTCGCGGCTTGCTTTGCAGTAGGCGGCGAAGGCATCCTGCGCAGAGGGATACCTGCCGAGATGGATCGCTTTGTTATTACGCCAAATCTTAGCCTGCCATTTATTGCGGTCTTTGTTGTACGTCACGCCTTTGAAGCCGGACGTGTTATTGCCGCTCATGCCACGATTACGGTTGTTCTCCGCCCGTGTCGCTTCGCGTAGATTTACTAGGCGGTTATCCGTGCGGTTGCCGTTGACGTGATCAAGAAGTTCAGGCGGCCATTTGCCGTACATCATGAGCCAAGCTACGCGGTGTACGCGATACTGCCTGCCCATAAGCACAACTACACGATAGCCTTGTGCGTTTGTAGTTAGGACTTCGCGCCCGCTAGGGCGTCCAGTGCGCGGCCAAATCTTCCAGCGCATCACGCCAGTGGCCGGGTCGTAGTCTAAGTATTTGCGTGCGTCATCTGCTTTAATTAAAGTTTCCATAGCGCCCTCCAATGAGAAGGGCCGGGGCGACTTCCAACTCCCCGGCCCTCCCTTTTACTTAGAGCAAATCGTCAAGGTCGGAGATGTCTGCGGACGGACGTTCCGTCGCAGTGAACTCGTCCGCAGCAGACAGGCGGCCATCCATACGGGGACCGTCGGCTACCTTCTGAAGATTGCCCAGTGAGAAGGCAACGCCGTTGTTGCCGTTGACGCTGTACGCATAGGCGCGCAGCGAGGCACGGACCTTGGCCCCCGGATAGATTTCTTTGGGGTCCGTGATCGGAGCAGGCTTGCCGTTCTCGCCAGCAAACTTGCTGACCACACCGGGGGCTTGCTTAGATTTGACGTTCATGAAGACCGACCCTTCAGGGTAGCCCTTCTCTTCGCCATCGTTACGGAAAGGCATACGGATTTTGCCGCTTTCCATGAGGCTCTTTGTCTTGTCTCCCCACTTCTCCTTGGCCACAGCAGCCGCTGTCGCTTTTAGTTCGGACATGTCAGTGCCGTCAGGGAATACAAGGCAGCAAGAATAGACTGGCTCAGTTGCACCCGGAGGCGTCTGTGGTTCGAACACATGCGGATAAGAGATGATTGCTTCTGGTGTTATAACTTTTGACATCGGTATTTCCTTATTCAACGGTAAAGTCATCTGCCGCCAACGAGGCGACAGCGGGACGGTTATCTGTATCAGCGACCATTGATGTGCCGGATGATACAGCTATGACGAGCGATGCAGGCAAGTTCTTCTTGCCCACAACACGCTCGATCTGCGGTGGCGACTTCAACTTCTTTTCGTAGATGTCGTCGTCATCGAGACCTTCTTCTGTGGCCCAAGCCACAAACTCTTCTTCAACACGCCAGCGGCGGGTCGGTCGTTTCTCAACCAGCTTATAGCCGGGAAGACCACCGCCCGTTTCAAGCAGGCTATTGGCGTGGCGGCGCAAAGACTTGATCCACTCTTCGATCAGCGGAACCCTTTGCAGATAGTCCGCAACCTCCTGTGGGGTTAGGTCATTGACGGTTCGTACTGTACCGAACTCGTCTTGTGCAACCTCAAGGGCGTTGTTGCGCAGGGCCGAACAAGTCCCCGCCGCAAGGCAGAACTTGCAATGGTCGCCAGAGATGCGTGGTGCGTCCGGCTTCAGGGACGCATGTGCTGCGTCGATAAGTTCCGTGCCGTAGTCCAGTATATCGTCACGGCTGTAGCTATACTCCCGCACCGGCCCGTCAGGGTGCATGGCGCGGGGCTGTACAACAACCGTTATAACTTTGTTGACCGGAGCCTTCTCGCCGATCTCAAGGATCGCGCCGAGCGCATAGTATTTAAGCTGCTCGTTGTCTGTGACTTCAACCGCAACACCTTGGCCGTGCTTATAGTCAATGACGTAAAGCGTCCCAGTTGCCTTGCCGTAGATGATGCAGTCAGCCGTGCCGAACATCGGCATGGGCGGGTCCAGCTTATCGAGGCTAAATCTTTTTTCGTATCTACAAATATTCGGTTCGGTCGAGGCCACATCGCGGATGTAGTCGATGTAAACCTGCACCGCACGGGCCATGTTGTCGTCAACCTTGTGGCCGTTATGCTCTTGGCCAATGAAGGCGAAGGCATCTTCATGTCCATTGACTAAGCAGAACTCTCCGAATTCATGCGCCGCGGTACCAAGTTCGGCGTAGGGTGAACTCTCGTTAGGGAACGGAGCCTCGGCTGCGAGTGAGCCGGGGCAGTTGATGCGGCGCTTCGCATTCGACGCGCCAAACTTAGCATGTGCTGTCATTTCCGATACCTCTTTCCTTCTTTGCCCTCGGCGTTGATCGGGCAGCCTTGCGCCCATGCCGGAACTCGTGTCATGATGTCAATCATTTCGTCGAGCGAACCAAAACCATCTGGCACTTCGCAAATGATTTCATCGTGTACGGACAGGATTACTGGGTAACCTTTAATCTCTAACGCCATCATGGCGGTGGCCATCATATCACGGGCGGTCGCTTGCACCACGTTCTCCGTCAGCAGGCCACCCCAGATAATCTGAGATACCCACTGTCGCGTCACACTATTCAACGTATCGACTTGCGCTGTATCTCTCATCGCTCCCCAAGGGGTTTCACGCTGAATGATGCGCGGATTGTGGTACGTAAGCGACCGCCCGCTTGGCAATGGAAGTTCGACCGACCTAACACGGCCTGCTTCCTTCACCATATCTACAAAGTCTTGCTCAACATCACGCCAGTACTGCGCGATCCTGTTGTTCTTCTCACGATAGACGGACACGATGCGCTTAGCTTCGTCTTCATCCACCTTGATACCCATCGTGGCGCACTGCTCGGCGAAGCGTTTGCCCCCCATGCCATAGCCGCAACCCAAGATTGCCATCTTACCAACCTGCCGTTGCCCGTCAGTGACGCTCTCCACGTCCACGTTGTAGATGGCCGATGCCATTTCTTTGTACACGTCTCCCCCTTTCCGGAACGTCTCAACGAGATCGCTCTGCCCTGCTACCCACGCCAACACGCGGGCCTCGATTGCCGAGTAGTCGGCAAACATTAGTCGATGGCCATCGTCGGCTATCAGCATCGAACGCAACAGGTCGGAAGCTAGGACCGTTCCGGCCCCATGTTCCGACACATCCTGATCCGCTTTAAGTTTGGCGATGATCTCGTCCAACTCGTCTTGTTTCTTTTGCGGACGTGGGAAGTTCTGCGGCTGCACCAAGCGTCCCGACCACCGGCCCGTTGCCGCGCCGTGATACATAAGGAGGCCGCGCATACGGTCGTCGGCGTTGGCTGCGTTGACCATCGCGTCATACTTAGCGGTGCTGGACTTCGCGCCATCTTGGCGGAGCCGAAGCACTTGCTTAATGATGGGATGCAGCCCGTCGATAGCCAGCAACCGCGTCACGGTCTGCTTATCCACGGAGTTGACGTTTAACTCATAGCCACGAAGCCACGCGGTTAAGTCCATTGCGTTCGTTGCTGCTTTGACTTGACCGTTCGTAAGGCGCTTCATCTCTGCGTCAATGTTTTCCGACGCGGAGTTAGCAAGTTTGCTAACTCGGTCGATCAGGTCGATGTCAACCTTAACGCCCCGGTCGTTGATGCGCTGGTCGAGTTGATAGAGACGGCGCTCACTGTCAGGCATTGCGTTCAGTGTCTCAGCTACCGACAGTTCTGTCCGCACGTCCTGTCGGCAATAAGCGACAAGCTGTTCAATCTTATCCTTCGTGTTCCACCATGTGTAGCTGCCGTCGGCGTTCACCTTACGTGGCCGTGCCATCCGGAGCATAAGGGCCGCGCCAGCTTTGTCCTTCTGTTCTTCAACGCCAAGGACCGCAGCCGCTTGGCCCAGTGCACGAGGTAGGCCCATCGCGCTGGCCTGCGCCATCGTGCAGCGCCATTGTTTGATTTTGGTAGCGGGCCATTGGTAGCGGCCAACCATGATCTCGTTCCAGATTACGCGCTCGAAGTTGGCGTTCCATGCCGAGAGCAATCCGCCTGCCATAATCCAATCTTCGAGGTGGGTATCTACCGCATCGCCCGGCTGCCATACTAGCACGTCGTCAGACCACGGGGCCTTGTACGCCATGCACCAGATGTCGGTTGATGCGTCAGAGGCGTACTTATAAACGCCTGTCTTGCGAAGATCGACGGCGCTACGCGTCTCGAAGTCGATGCTTACTACCATACTCTTCCCTCTTTTTCGTCGGTGTCACGTTTGCTTTCCGTATAGCTGGCACAAACAGCATAGTGTCGTCAACAAAAAAAAGTTCTTGCATTCGATATTCAAACTGTGCCACCCAAGAAGGGCAACAACAAATGAGGGAGTTTATGTCTAACAGTTTTATGCCGTGGCGGCCCGAAGAGGACGCTACACTCACAGAACTTTACCATAAGAATCTGACATACGCGCAGATTGGGGAAGTGCTTGGCCGTTCTGCCGACGCCGTTGATACGCGGCGTAGAAAGATAGGGCTGAAGCGGGAGTTCGTTTCGCACAAATCACCACCGCCGGAGGACTTACGGGAGTTGGCGCGCACTATGAATGTGTCGCAACTCGTTAAACATTATGGCCGGATTAGGTCGGTGGTCGTTCGTTGGATGGACGAACTTAAACTTACGGAGATCGTTGTCAGTTCAAGCGGAAGGAAGCGGTCTGTTCCAGATAACTTCTGCACGATGGCCCCGACCATGACATGCGCTCAACTTATGCGGCTATACGGCAGCGACCGCAGAACGGTTAAGGGTTGGCTTAAAGAGACGGGGACCGTCGCTGTATCAAAGACGGAACGATATGCCGAGGTAACTAAATTCGTTCCAGCCGACACAGAAGAAGAGCAGACCGTCGCCCGGCGGGAGTTCCGAGGCCACACGAAATTGATTGCGGCTGAGGCCGCGAACTTTCTGCGTCGCACGCACCCATCGGTCCATCGTGCGGACATACGGATGTACGAGCAATCGTCCCACACATGGGGCGACGTTAAGAACGTACCCTATCGGGGCGTCAATCAGTATTTTGTGGCGGGTAAAGGCATCATGTGGATCGACGACCTCATCGCCTACGCTCAGACAAAAGGGTTCCAGATTAAGGAGTTAATTTAATGACACGTATTACAAAAACTACTGAAGAAAAAGCTACGGTTCAAGAAGCACCTGTCGTGAATGAAAAGGAAGCCATCGTTGCTTGGCTTCGCTCAGGTAAGATGAACATGTTCGAACGCAACACCCGCTGGTTGGCGGATCGGATTACAGAAGGGGATCATTTGAAATGACAGACATTGAAACAAAAGTTTCGGCGCTGGTGAATGGCGTGGCGTTCGTTAAAAACGGCAAAGCCATTCCAGCGGATGACGTTTACTTAACAAAGCCTGACCCGCTGGTGCGCGTTATCAACGAAGTAATTTACGCACAGCCGCAAGGCGAGATCAGTGAAGTTCGCATGGCGAAACAAATCCGCGCCGCACTGGAAGCGCGTGGGCTAGAGATACGGGAGAAGGGGCAATGATTGAGAAGGTGGCCGAGCGAATTGACCCACAGGTGCGCCCACCTGTGTGCAGCGATTTTGATGACGATTGCGATAGCATTGTCGATAAGGTTCATTGCTGGCTTTACGACCCCGCAAAGGGGCGCTGCCCTTATTTATCAATCAGCGCAGCACTGGGACAAAGCAAATGACCCTGCGCCAATTCCTGCACGATAATTTCGGCTGGGACATTTACGACTGGGCCGACGACGAGATTAGATTTTAGAAGGAGAAGAGCAAATGAAACAGGTACAAGCAGCACAACTGGCCGAGTGGATCGACAACAACACACGTGGCTACGCCAGCCGGGATGGCAACAGAATAAAAATTGAAGGCGTCATTGATGCTTACGATCTTCTCGTATATGTCCAGTCGCTTCGGCCAGCCAGAAGCACGGACCAAATCCATGCGGACAACAAAGCGTCTTACACTGGCCGGGCGGTAAACGCTGCGGTTGAAGGTGGCGACTTCATGGGGGGCTAGTCATGGACAAAGTAAGATGGACCGATGATGAACAAAAAGTGGACTTTGTTCCAGTATTCATCATCGGTTTTGAAGAAGAGTTTGAACGCGGCGTAATAATAACAACCGCTGCGTATAAGATATTAGATGAAGCCGAACCTGAGTTTGCAGTTTACGCCATCGACGCGGCGGTAGATATGCTGATGCAGAGACGGGACCAAATTGAAAAGAGGGAATTGCACTGATGAAATTCAAGACACTGTATGAGATCGGGTTCACCGATCTCGTGTCCGTCATCCCGCCGAACGCTGAGTTGTCAGCCATGTCTAAAATCCAAGCGGATCAGGCAGGCAAAGCACCCGGTCGGCAGAATGCGCAGGGCACATGGGGCGGCTACGGCTGGCAGGACTATGTTCCGACGCCTAATGACGTTGAGCGGTGGGACCGCAGCCACGCTAATATCGGCTTGAAGGCAAGCAAATATCCTGCGGTTGACATTGATGTTGTTAACGAGGGGCTGGCTAGGGTCATTGGCGATATGGCGGTGAAGGCATTGGGCAAAGCCCCGATGCGCATCGGTCGTTTCCCCAAGCGCCTGTTCATGTATCGGGCTGAGGAAAAGATTGGCCGTATGCAGGTGCGGTTCCGTGACGACCGGGGCGTCGAGCAGCTTGTAGAGTTTCTAGGGGACGGGCAGCAATACGTCATCGGCGGTATTCACCCTATCACTAAGGAGCCATACAGTCTCGATGTGGACTTGGAGACACGTGGCCCTGCTGGGTTGAAGCTGGTCACGCGGGAAAAGATTGAGCAGTTCTTTGCTGACCTGACGGAGACGTTGGAGATGATGGGCTGTCAGATTATCCACGCGGACAAGACGGCACAGAAGGCAGTCGAGCGGCAGTCGGTCGATCAGGCGTCGCTTACTGCGCCAAGCGTTGTTCATGTGGCTGCTGCGGTGACTGCTATCCCGAACAAGACCGAGCATTTCCCTGATCGTGACGACTATATTCGCATGGGCTACGCCATCAAGGCCGCGTGTGGCCCTGACCATGAGGCGGATGCGTTCGAGATTTTCGCAGGCTGGGCCGAGCGTTGGGAAGACGGGGTTAACTCGCTCGATACTATCGAAGCAGACTTCGGTCGTATGCACCCGCCCTATGAGTTGGGTTGGGACTGGCTGGCCGGTAAGGCTGCGACCTTTGGCTACAAGCGCGAGGTCGATGAGTTCGATGTGGCGGACTTCAGCGACGAAGACTTCGGCATAGTGGCCTCGGCGGGTGAGACACCGGTTGAGTATAGCGACATTGCATTGGCGCAGCGGGTTGCCCGGCTACACGTTTCGGATATCCGATACGTTGTGGGCGGCATGGGCTGGGTCGCATGGGACGGCAACAAGTGGGCGGTGGACGTGGCGAAGAAGCATCTCACCATTGTCCGCAAGGTCTGCGCTCAAGCATCCGCCGAAGCCTTGGAAAAGATAGACAGCCCGCAAAAGGGTGAGCGAATCGCGCAGCGTGTGGCGTCATACAATGTGATCGCAAACGTGGCGAAGCTGGCGGCAGTAGAGCCGTCGATGCAGGCGACCACCGAGCAGCTAGACGCGGACATCTATATCCTCAACACCCGGTCGGGCATGGTGGACCTGAAGACGGGGGTCTTGTTTGCGCATGATCGTTCTCGCATGTGCACAAAATGCACATCGGTCGAGGCGGACTTCAGCAAGCCAGCCCCGCAATGGCAGGCGTTTCTCAATGAGGCGTGCAACGGTGACGCGGAGATGATCTCTTACCTTCAACGCCTTGCGGGCTATTCCGCTACGGGTAGCACCAAAGAGCATGTGCTTGCCTTCGCCCACGGGTCCGGCGGTAATGGCAAAGGGACGTTCCTCGGAGCGATAGGCAATATCCTTGGCGATTATGCCACCGTGGCCAGTGCGGACGTGTTCCTCGCATCGAACAATCAGCGGCATCCCACAGAGTTGGCGTCGTTGATGGGTGCGAGGCTGGTTCACGCGCAGGAGATTGACCCGTCGCGCAAGTGGGACGAAGCCAAGGTCAAGGCGCTGACTGGCGGGGACAAGATCAGTGCGCGCTTCATGCGGCAGGATTTGTTTGAGTTCAATCCGCAGTTCACGTTGATTATCGCGGGCAATACGAAGCCAGAGATTACTAACGTGGACGATGCTATGCGTCGGCGTATGCACCTCATCCCGTTCGAGACTAAGCCTCTCGTTAAGGACATGGACTTGCCGGACAAGCTGAAGGAAGAATATCCCGCCATCTTGGCGTGGGTTATCGAAGGCGCGAAGGCTTGGCTTGAGCAGGGGTTGAACCCACCGCAGGCAGTAATCCAAGCTACCGATGAATATCTCGCAGGAGAGGACGCATTGGCCCGCTGGATCAGTGAGCGCTGCGTGGCTGGCCCTGACAATGAGATGACTACCAATGAGGCGTTCAATGACTTCCGCGACTGGTGCAAGGAAAACAACGAGGGCAAGGGGCGTGATTGGTCGCAGCGTAAGTTCAACGGAGAGATGAAGACGCATGGCTATGACCCCACAAGGGATCGGGCGACACGAACGAAGCGTGTGTTCCGTGGCCTTGAGCTTCTCATAGGCGATGCGGATTACATGGTTATCAACGCCATGATCGACGAAGGGTCGGACGATTTCTTTGGCGTTGAGATTAACTTCAAAGCAGGCGAAGGGGATGAGTAATGTATGGGAATGATTTTATGCGATACAAAGAGATTCGGGATGCGCTCAATGCCGATGCGGTCGATGTGGTCAATAGCCCACCGCACTATAAGACCGGAGGCATCGAGGCCATCGAAGGAATCGAAGCGTCGATGGGTCCGGAGGCATATGCTGGCTACCTCAAGGGCAATATCATGAAATATATGTGGCGCTATGAGAGGAAGGGGAAGCCGATTGAGGACTTAAAGAAGGCCCGATGGTATCTCGACCGGCTCATAAGTTTACGTGAACGTAAAGCAGACTAAGGGGGCTTCGGCTCCCTTTTTTTAAATCCGTGCACGGTTTGAGATAGTTCGGGCCGGGTTGGTGCCGGGTTTAGGGCCAGATAAAATGGCTGAAATCTAAGGATGTGCCGGGAGTGCCGGGTTTAAAAAAGTTAATCCGCTCTTATGACAGTAACAGTGTTAGGGGTGGTCAAATTACAATGTTACTTACTTATGGGAACCAATGGGCCGACAAACCGTGCACTCCCGGCACATTGGCGGAAATGCGTGGGTAAACCCGGCCCTAAACCCGGCCCGAACCGTGCACGGATTTTTCAAACCATGCACGGATGGCAGTTTTCCGTTAATCGTCGTCAAAAACACCCGGCAAGTCGTCCGCATCGAGATTATGAGAGCCGACTTGCTTGGGTGGCGTGATGTCGATGGTAACTTCTTGGTCTATGGCTTCATGTGGATTTGATGACGCCAAGTTTAGCTGGCGCAGTGCATCAAGATGGAGTTGGTTCACGTTGACTTGGACCGCTGCGGTCGGCTTGGCTTGGAACTTCTCCGGTGCGGCAACACCAGCCAACCATTTGCGCGTTTCAATCTTGAGCCTGTCAGCGTTGGCCGATACGTTGTCTGAAGCGTCGGCAATGTCGAGGCACTCATCCGCCCATTGATCCGCCGCGATTGTCCGAGCCTGCTTGAACCGCTCCTCTCGGTCTGGGTCTTTGCGTATCCAATGGTAGAGGGATAGGTTGCTGATGTTTAATTCACGGGCAAGGCCAGCCATTGTCATGCCGGAAGCAATCTTCTCCAGCAAAACAGTCTCGCCAACCTTGTCTAAGTTTGACGCGATCGTGCGTCGTTTAATATGTCCGGCCATCGTCTAGTTCCTTTTCATGCTGAATAACAAGCCGCGTTAGATATACCGCCAAGACTAGCGCCGTGGCAAATGCGGTGGATGCGAAGGCGATTTGCCAGCCGCTGCCCAATAAATAGAAGGGCAACGCCACCAATGCCGCTATAAACGCTCCAGGAGCCAACATGAGAGCGAAAACGTATGGCCCGCCTATCAGACACCAGACTAGCGTTCTCATCGCCCTACGCCCCTTAAAAACGTCTCTAAGAGGATAGAGACTGGAGCGGGCACGGATCGACCGCCTTGCTCATAGTATCTAACCGCCCGTTCGGACAGCCCTATCTTATAGGCAAGCTGGCTTTGCGTTAGTTCCAGCTTTTCGCGTGTTGCTTTAAATTCATCACTTGTCATTTGCTTTAGTCCTTATTCAATGCGTGAACGATTGTGCTATGGTCGCGGTTCATGATGCGCCCAATTTCCGTTGTGCTGTAGCCTTTGTCTCTAAGCATGAAGACGCAAAGGCTGCGCACAAAAACCAAATGTTTGAGGCGTTTCGGGCCGAGGATGTCTTCGACTGTGTAGCCGTAGCCCTCGGCCAGATGCTCTATATCTTTAAGGTTCTTTTCCCTAGGTGTCATTGCTTCAAATCCCGTTCCGCATCCTCTATCAATTCAATGGGCGGCCAGCGCAGATAGTTGACATGCTCGTCGGTTATCACGCCAAGAAATTCCAGATATTCCATAAGGCGGTATGCCAAGGTGGCGCTTGCCCGTTCGGTATAGTTATCAAATGGTTCGTCGTCGTTGTCGTTCATTTGCTTTGCTCCTGCTCTCTAAGGCGCTTGGCTTCTGCGAAGGTCAGGCCGTCTGAATTGCGAAGCGGCCAAGCGTTATCGGATGACACGCGATGCTTGCGGCCTAATGGCGCGGCTTGTTGTGGCTTGATCATGAGCGCGGCTCAATATAGAACCAGTCCACACCTTCGCGGCCTATGCTGCTGTCCGGCGCGCCTTGGTAAACGCTGGCTATCTTGACGAACATATAGCCTTTATTGTCAGGCCGTCCGCCACCATGCCACAGGCCGTCCCAGCCCAATTTACGTGCCAAAGCTGCGGCGGCGGCGGCGTGGTTTTCGTCAGCGTTCAGCGCGTGGTCATACGCCAAGCGCAAAGCCATTTCGGGTTGTTCCCCGCCCCAAGAATTGCGCGTCCGGGCAATCGCTTTTACGCGAGAGCCGCTATACTTTGTCCAAATTCCTTGCATCATTGGTCGATCTCCAACAGCATCCGCGCAACATCGCGCACAAATTCATCGGCTACCCGTCCGCTTTGAGCATAGTTTGCCACCATGCTGTCTAGTGCCGTCCGCATTCGCGGCGCGGCGGCGACTAGGTGCGCTTCGCGCTCTAGCGTTTCGGCATCAATGCCGGGCGTGTATCCGCCTTGCGTCAGGTATTCGTCGATCAGATATAATGTTTGCGTTGTCATAAGTTATTCCCTCTAATTGGCACTAGCGCCAGCCTCGCGGCGGATTGCTCCGCCGTCCGGTGGTGTTAGGCGTATCGGTTGGCGCGGTGTTGCGCGGCCAATTCACGCTTGAATTGCTGAGTGTAACCGACGTTGAAGCGGCGCAACGTTTGAAACAGTCGGTCAACCTTGGCCTTGGCCTCTCTCCAACGTGGGTCGGCTTTGACGCTATCGGGCGTTAGGCCCATGATACGCGGCGCGTCACCCGCCAATTCATTCGTGAGCGCGTTAAGCGTATCGGTAGCGCCGCGCAATTCGGCGGTGAGCGCATCGCGCCATTGGGTGGCCTTGTCAAAGTCGTTCATGCTGCACTCTCCGCAACGTGGCCGTAGTCACTCCACAGCATAGCAAGCGCGGTCTCCCCACTATAGCCACACTCGCCGACTAGGTAGTCGAATCGGTGGTTAACTTGGCGGGCATCATCGCCGGGTTGAAAGTATACGTCCAAGCCGGTTGCGGTTTCGGCAAGCGTCACACCGCCAGCCCAATCGTGGCCGAAAGTATAAGCGCGATTGTATGGATCATTAGCCATGATTACTTCCCCTCTCTATCGTTACGGCTGGCGAACGCGACGCCTGCCAGCATGCAAGCAACCCATATCATCGCAAATACGTTGAACGGTATATATTGTGATAAATCAAAAGCCATTGTCATTCCCTCTTTGCTGTTGACGCACAATGAATATGACCATTGTTCCGGTTAATCAACCGACTCAATTGAAAACAATTGTCAACAATCGAATCACATTCGAATGTGATTGCCTTGCCCCTATATATAATAATGTATGAACGATGTGCCGCTTTGACATGGTGGATAGTCACCGCCGCGCTTCGATTCTTGTGCGCCTTCGAACCCTTTTGGTCCAACACTAAAACACTGTTACAGTCTGTAACCCGCAGAAATGCGTGCTTTTTTGTATAGGGGGGAGGGGGTGGCAATATATTTTGACCCCCCCGCCCCCGCCTTGCGCGGGGGGTACGTACGTATAACTAAACAGACATCGAGGTGTGCCCCCCACCCCCCGTACTCCTTTGTTTTTGATCCCCCAGCCAAAAAAATTCTGCACTTTTTTGCTTGCCAAACTGTAACAATAAAGTGTAACAGCGATGCACAACAAAAAACGGGAGAAATACGTTGGCAGTTTATGGATACACACGAGTCTCGACTGAAGACCAGATCGAGAACACATCGCTCGACGATCAAGCACGCCAAATCCAAGGCATCGCGCTCACACATAATATGGAACTAGACCATATCTACGAAGAGCGGGGCGTCTCCGGAGGTGTCCCACTGCTACGCCGAGAAGAAGGCTGCAAGCTGGCGTTCCTCCGGCCCGGCGATACCGTCATCGTATCGAAGCTAGACCGTATGTTCCGCGATGCGCGGGACGCGCTCAATGTCATCGGCGACTGGGAGGGGGCCAACATCAACTTAATCATCAACGGCTACGGCAATGTGATGGACAAGGCCAACCCGAACGGACGCTTCATGCTAGAGATCATGGCCGTCTTCTCCGGGGAGGAGCGCCGCCGTATCAGAGAACGTGTCACCGCCGGTAAGAGGGCCAAGAAGTCACAAGGCGGATACGTCGGTGGCAAAGTGCCGTTCGGCTTTAAGAAGTCAGGCACAGGCCGCAAGGCCAAGCTGCACCCAGAGCCAAACGCGCAGGACGCGCTAATCACCATGAAAGCCGCACGCGTTAAAGGCCATAGCTACCGCGATATTGCCATTATAGTTGCAAAGCGTCATGGTATCACGGTAAGTCACCAAACAATCGCACGTGTAATCAGGGGAGATAAGAATGACGAAATCTGAGCCAAACTTCTTTTTGGAGTTCCTGAAGAAGTACCGCGATGATCCCGTCGGGTTCGTGCGCGATATTTTGCGGACTAAACCGGACCCGTGGCAAATCGAGTTTCTGAAGGCGATTAGTTCGGGGGAGCGCCGTATCTCCGTCCGTTCAGGCCACGGTGTCGGTAAGTCTACAGCCGCAAGCTGGGCCATGCTGCATTACTTTCTGACGCGCTATCCGGTGAAGGTTGTCGTGACCGCGCCGACATCCGCACAGTTGTTCGATGCGATGTTCGCGGAACTGAAGCGATGGGTGAATGAACTGCCTGAAGTCTTGAAGGTTCTGATCGAAGTCAAGGCCGACCGTATTGAACTGAAGGCTGCAGCCAGTGAAGCGTTTATCTCGGCCAGAACGAGCCGCGCTGAAACGCCGGAAGCGTTGCAGGGTATCCACGCCGACAACGTGCTGCTCGTCGCCGACGAAGCGTCCGGTATCCCGGAGAGTGTGTATGAAGCTGCGTCCGGTTCTATGTCGGGCCACAATGCGACGACGCTTCTCCTCGGAAACCCTACGCGAAACACCGGGTTGTTCTACGATACGCACAACCGGTTGAAGGGGGAATGGAAAACCTTTCATGTCAGTTGTCTCGACAGCCCACGCGTATCCGATGCGTTCGTTCGAGAGATGCAGTTGCGGTACGGCGAAGACAGCCCGGCCTATCACGTCCGCGTCCTTGGTAACTTCCCGCCGCGTGAAGAAGATACGGTTATTCCTGTCGAGTTGATTGATGGCGCTATGAACCGCGAGATCAAGATCGCCAAGCAGACGAAAAGTGTTTGGGGCCTCGACGTTGCGCGTATGGGTTCCGACGCTTCCGCACTCGCCAAGCGGCGCGGCCCGGTTGTAGAGGAGATACAGACTTGGAAAGGTCTGGACCTGATGCAGCTAACCGGCGCAGTCGTGGCCGAGTATGAGGCGCTTGTCCCTTCCGAGCAGCCAGTCGAGATATTGGTCGATAGCATCGGGTTAGGGGCGGGTGTCCTTGACCGTTTGCGCGAACTGGGTCTGCCAGCGCGTGGGATCAACGTCGCAGAAAGTCCTGCGATGAAAGGGACTTACGCCAACCTACGCGCCGAGTTGTGGTTCAAGTGTAAGGGGTGGCTGGCGAACCGTGACGTAAAGATACCGAAGGACGAACAGTTGTTCGCCGAGTTGGCATCGCCGCGATACACCTTTACCTCGTCAGGTAAGATGCAGGTAGAGAGTAAGGAAAGCATGAAGAAGCGCGGACTTCCTTCGCCAGATAAGGCGGACGCCCTCTGCCTGTGCCTCGCCACCGACATATCGACGATCATGCACGGATACTCGATGGCCAACAAGACGGGAGCTTTGCGTAGGAATATCAAGGGTGTTGTTTGACATAAGCGATTGATGTGTTATATTTCTTTTGCCCGGCAGGTTTCTCCTCTCCCTCTCGCCTGCCGGGCGACTATGGGTGCGCGAGGCTATGCCGGTAATAGCGACTGGACGATGCTGCTTCTTCGTTCTAACCGCGCCGCCACCCTACTTTTTTTGCTTTTCTGTAAAGTATAGGTTATAGGCCCGTGACAGGGAGCGTATCCGTGGAAACAAAGACTTGTCCGAAATGTGGCGAAGAGAAGCCGACTGACAACTTCCATGCCCAAAGGCGTACATGTAAGAAGTGTATGCGTGCGTACCAACAAGCCTTCGCAGCCGCACGCCCGCATTACCACCGCGACCGCAATCTTCGGCGCAGATACGGCATCAGTAACGATGAGTACCAAACAATCCTCGCCAATCAGAATTCTGCTTGCCCTATTTGTAAGGTAGAAATATCTGATACATTAGCGTATAGAGATAAACGATCAGTTGTCGTCGATCATAACCATGAGACGGGGGATGTTCGCGGCATACTATGTTCGGGGTGTAATTTAGTTCTTGGCCACGCGAGAGAGAGTACGGAAGTTCTTTACCGGGCCATTGTGTATTTGAGTGAACGCGGCGCGTATACGCCGAAGAAATAGGTTTGGTTGCATGGTCGCAAAGCGTTTTCAAAATCCGAAGGGTGGCCTCAACGAAGCAGGCCGCAGCCACTTCAAGAAGACCGAAGGGGCCAACTTGAAAGCGCCTGTTAAATCAGGGGATAATCCACGGAGGGCGTCATTCTTAGCGCGTATGGGAAACATGCCGGGGCCGGAGCGTAATGCGAAAGGCGAACCAACCCGCCTTCTCTTATCTCTGCAAGCGTGGGGTGCGTCATCTAAAGCAGACGCGAAGTCCAAAGCCAAATCAATATCCACCCGAAACAAGGGGAAGTCAAAATGAAGATGGGTCTGTACAGCAACATTGCAGCCAAGAAAGAACGGATCAAAGCTGGTTCTGGCGAAAAGATGCGTAAGCCGGGAACGAAGGGCGCGCCTACTGCCGCCGCTTTTAAGGCCGCTGCGAAAACCGCAAAGGGTAAAAAGAAATGAAGAAGATGAGCGCCGCAGACAAGAAGATTGGCAAAGTCATGGGTGAGTTCAAGCGTGGCACATTGCACGCTGGCGTAAACCCTAAAGGCCCTGCAAAGGCTCCCTTGGCTAAATCGCGCAAACAGGCTATAGCTATTGCCCTGTCCGAAGCTGGCAAGTCCAAAAAGAAGTAAGGCTAAAATATGGCATATCGCAATAACCGTAAGCCGAGTAAGGCCGACATGGCTAAGAACCAAGGTATGTATCAGGACACCGGGGTTCCCAACGCCAACTCGGAAAACGACGACAGCGAAGATATGTCCAATGAAACTTCTATGGAACTTCCCGACGGTACGGAAGTTTCCATTGAAGAACCAGAGATGGAAGACGAGCAGGTCGAAGAGCCTATCTCTGAAGAAGAACTTCAGAACATCATCATCGCCGAGATAGACGACGCTCAATCTTATATTGACGACGACATCAGCCCGCAGCGTGCGCTTGCGGGCCAGTACTATAAGGGCGAACCCTTCGGCAACGAAGAAGAAGGCCGCTCTAAGGCGATGTCGATGGATGTACGGGATACTGTACAGGCCATGATGCCGTCGATCATGAAAGTATTTTTCGCGGCGAACAACGTCGTCGAGTTTGCGCCGAACGGCCCAGAAGATGTGGCCACCGCGCAGCAAGCAACGGATTATGTTAACTACTGCCTAACACGCGATAACAACCTATTCAGCGAATGCTATTCCACATTTAAAGACGCTCTGATCCGTAAGAACGGTATCATGAAAGTTTGGTGGGATACCGATAAAGATGTCACGACCCACTACTTCACGGGTCTGGACGAGGCTACCTTCTCGGTACTTCAGGCCGATGCCAATATCGAAGTTAAGGACGTAGAGATTACCTACGGCGAGACGATGGTCGAAACGCCGATGGGCATGATGGGCCAAACCCAGCCTGCGACATACGACTGCACTGTTGTCCGCACAACAGAAAAGGGCCGCCTACGCGTTCAATCCGTACCGCCCGAAGAGTTTCTGATTGACCGCCGTGCGCGTTCTATTGAAACCGCCGAATTTGTAGCCCACCGCCGCTACGTTACCGTATCCGATCTTGTGAAGATGGGCTACGATTTCGACGAGGTTCAAGACCTCGGCTTCGAAACGCTCGACGACTTTGAAGGCAACCAAGAAACCTTTGACCGTAACCCGCAGGCCTTCGTTCAAATCACTGGCCGCACCGATACGACATCGCGCAAAGTTCTCTACATCGAGGGCTATGTGTACGTTGACATGGACGGCGACGGAATCGCGGAACTCTGCCGCGTCTGCGTTGCTGGCACGGCCAACAAGATACTGCATTGGGAACCTTGCGACTTTATTCCGTTCGTAGACTTCTGCCCCGATCCAGAGCCACACACATTCTTCGGTATGTCGATTGCCGACGTGACGATGGACATTCAGCTTATCAAGTCGAACATCCTGCGTAACACGCTGGACAGCTTGGCGCAGTCGATCCACCCACGCACGGGTGTTGTTGAAGGCCAAGTCAACATCGAAGACGTGATGAACACCGAAGTCGGTGGCATCATCCGTATGCGTGCACCGGGTATGGTGCAGCCGTTCACGATGCCGTTCGTCGGGCAGCAAGCTTTCCCGATGTTGCAGTACATGGACGAACTGCGCGAGAACCGTACCGGTATCTCTAAGGCCGCATCCGGCCTTGATGCGAACGCGCTTCAGTCTTCGACCCGCGCTGCGGTCGCAGCCACGATTACTGCTGCAGCGCAACATATCGAACTGATCTGCCGTATCTTTGCCGAGACGGGTATGAAGGGCCTGTTCCGCAAGTCGATGCAGCTTATCGCCAAGAACCAAGATGCTCCGCGCATGGTGCGTCTGCGTAATACGTTCGTGCCGATTGACCCACGTGTGTGGGACACGAGCATGGATGTCGTCGTCAACGTCGCTATCGGTACTGGTAGCAACGAAGAGAAGATGGCGTTCTTGGGTCAAGTCGCAGCCAAGCAAGAGATGCTGATGCAGATGGGCGCGCCACTGGCCGACATGCAGGGTTACTACAACACGCTGTCTCAGATGATGGCGCTGGCTGGATTCAAAGACCCGACTGTATTCTTCAAAGACCCAGCCATGATGCCGCCTCCTCCCCCGCCTGCGCCACCGCAGCCGACACCGGAAGAGATGCTATCTCAGGTTCAGATGGAAGCGATCCGCGCTGACATTCAGAAGAAGGCCGCAGAACTTGAGTTGCAGCGCGAAGAGATGCTGCGCAAGGACGACCGTGAGCGCGACAAACTTGACGCCGATATGATGATTAAGGCAGCCGAGATCGAAGCCAAGTACGGAGCGCAAGTCAACACGGCCAACATCGAAGCGTTGATGCAGCGCGACCGTGAGTTCCTACGCCAGCAGGGCGAAATGGAACGAGCAGCCGTGCAGGCTCAGCAGGCCCAGCAAAACGCGCAGATGGCGCAGGCGGTTCAGCAAGCACAGATGCCAACTGAAATGCCGATGCAACCTGAACTCCCGCCGGAAGGTATGATGTAATGTTTGAAGACTATTACTTTAACAATCCAGAGCTACAGGGAATTTTGGCTGGCTTAGACTTAGGCGGTTTAGGCGGACTGAACTTCTCAGGCGTTGACGGCGGACAGACGGGCGGCGCAATTCAAGACCCAAACGTACAGTATATTACCGCGCCAGTATCTAACAAAGGCAACCCCACTTCGCAGACGAGCGGCAATGTCTTTGCGGTAGCGACCGACCAGCCGGTGCGCCTTGTTGACCTTCGCACCAATAAGGTTGTGTTCGAGGGCACGGGCGTTGAAGCAGCGCGCAAGGCGACCGAATTAGGCCAGAACCTGACCGATACTCTTGGCCGCAAGGCGAATTACGACATTCAAACCGCAGACCCGTCTGGCGCGTACAAGACCGTAGCTAACGAGAAGGCTAATAAGAGCGTCCTTGGCCAGATTGCCGATGTGGCTCTACCGATTGCCGCTGGCTTTATTCCCGGCGTTGGCCCAGTTCTTGGTGCGGCTTTGGGTTCCGCAGCATCGAGTGCGGCTCAAGGACGTAGCTTAGAAAACACATTGCTCCGCGCCGGATTGGCGGCGGGGGGTTCTGCTCTTGGCGGTCAATTGTTTGGTAAAGCTGTTCCCGGAGGCGCTGCCTCAACGGGCGGCATCAACGCAGATTTAATCCCGAACGCGCTCGAAGGCCTCAGCTTCGGTAGCCTTACAGGCGCGTCAATTCCTGCTGGCGTTGGCGGCGCGGCGGGCGATATCTTGGTAACCGCAGCGAGAGCAGCCGCGCCTAACCTTGCTGGCTCAGCAGCGGGCGGGGTCCTTGGCCAAGCGGCTGCATCGCAAATAGCTGCGCCAAACCAAAGCAACGCCGTTGACGGTGACAATATAAACGACGGCTATGTTGACCCAGAGACTGGCGACATCGTTGTTAGCAAATACCGCCCCCTAAACCCTCCCGGCGGATTCGACCCCATAGCATTATTGCAAGGTCCCGGTCTGGGATCGGCTCTTGCGGGAGTACCTGAACTCACTGATCTGGCTATGGACCCAACGCTGTCAGGGCCTGCTGAAGAAGATATTGTCGTCACCGGAAATAAGACTGTACCAAAAACCGTGGTCTCTGATGTGCTTGCGGGTCTTGGGCCGTTGCTTCCTACGCTCGGTATACCGCAAGTGCCAACTCCCGATCCGGCGCTGACGGACACGGGCGGCGTTCTCGGCACTGGCCTGAACATACCGCAACTCGTGTCCATTGGTGGTATCGGAGCCGATCTTCTGAAGAACCTTTTAGCTGGTGGCGGCGATACAGGTGCGGGAACACCCTATGTCTCGCCGTTTGGCGCAGGTGTAGGTTTTGCACGTGGCCAAGATATGCGCGCCAATCCAAACATCACGGATTATGAGCGGTACGGCTTCGGTCCGGAAGCTATGTTCTTCCGTCCAGAGTATAGCGGACTTCTTAGTTCTGCGGCTCCTGCCCCTCAAGCCCAGCCCGCTATGGCCATCAACCCAGTTTATCAGCCGTTAATCTAATGGACCCAATCACAAAAGCTAACCACGCCAAGCGCCTTCTTGAGGATGAGATTCTCAAGGAGGCATTCGACGCAGTGGAGAGAGATATTTTCGAAGAGTGGCGTATGTCGGCTCATACTGACTATAGCGGACGCTCTGACATGTTTCACACGCTCAAAGGACTTGAGCGGTTGAAAGCCCGCCTACAGGCAATCCTTGACGACGGCTTAGTCGCCAAATCGAGGAGTTAACATTTATTAAAGAAGGTGCTATATGACGGAACAAGTCGGCAACCCCAGTGGGATCGGCCTCCACGAAGCAACACTAGCCATCGACCAACTGCTTGGCCCGAATGAGGACAACCAAGATCAGGCCGAGGCGCAAGAGCCTGAAGAGGCTCAGGACGAAGCGGAAGAAACCGACGCCGAGAATTACTCGGAAGAAGATGAAGCCGAAGAGTCCGACCCGGATGAAGAGTACGACAACGAAGAGGTTATCGAACAGGAACTTCCTGACGATCTAGTCATCAAGGTAAAAGATGATGGCAAAGAATTGGAAGTCACCCTTGACGAACTTCGGAAAGGTTATTCTCGTTATTCGGATTATACTCGGAAAACTCAGGCGTTAGCTGAAGAACGTAAGTCGTTCCAAGGCGAAGCCGAAGCGATCCGCATGGAACGCGCTCAATACGCGGAACTGTTACCGGCGCTTAAAGCGCAACTTGAGGTGCAGTCCGATGCTGAGCCTGATTGGGACAATCTTTATAACGAAGACCCCATTGAGGCGGCGCGGTTAGAACGGCATTGGAATAAATCTCGTCAGGAACGAGTCGCTAAACTTCAGGCTATTAACACTGAACAGCAGCGAATTGCTGAAGAGATGGCCAGAGAGCAACAGCGGGCATTGGCTGACATTGTGCAGTCAGAGCGCGCCAAACTCACGGAAGTCATTCCTGAATGGAAAGACGAAAGTACAATGCAAAGCGAAGCTAAGGAACTTCGTGAATGGGCTATAAACAACGGGTTTAGCGAACGCGACCTGAGTGCACTTGTTCAAGCCAGTCACGTCTCAATCCTGCGCAAAGCGATGATGTTTGATAAGGGTTCGAAGAAAGTGGAAAAGGTGAAGGCACAGCCAAGAAAGGTTGCGCGGATCGTCCGTCCCGGTTCTTCAGGTACTCAAGTCGCAACACGTTCGACCGATGTAAAGAATGCTTCTCAGCGCCTTGTGCGTAGTGGCCGCATCTCTGATGCAGCCGCTCTTTTGGATAAACTCATTTAATAAGGACGTGAACTAATGGCTATTGTAGCAAATACTTTTACCCGGTACTCAGCTATCGGTATTCGTGAAGACTTGTCGAATGTTATCTATAACATCTCGCCAGAAGAAACCCCGTTCATCTCGAACATCGGTCGTGAGAGCGTCAAGAACACCTACTTCGAATGGCAGACAGACAGCCTCGCTGCTGCTTCGGCTGCTAACGCCGCGCTCGAAGGCGATGACGTTTCCTCGTTTGCTGCTGTTAACCCAACCTCACGCGTTGGTAACTACACGCAGATCAGCACGAAGAACGTCGTCATCTCCGGTACGCTCGAAAGCGTCGATAAGGCAGGCCGTCGTTCAGAACTGACCTATCAGCTTGCTAAGCTGGGTTCGGAACTGAAGCGCGACATGGAAGCTGCTTTGCTTGCCAACCAAGCTGCTGTTGCGGGTAACACCACAACTGCACGTCGTACTGCTGGTCTGCCTGCATGGTTGACCTCGAACACCTCGTTCGGTTCGGGCGGTGCTAACCCAACTGTTGGCTCGACCCCAACTGCTGCTCGTACCGACGGTACGCAGCGTGCGTTCACAGAAACACTTCTGAAGAACGTAATCCAGAGCGTCTGGACGCAGGGCGGCACGCCAAAGATGTTGATGGTTGGTCCGTTCAACAAGACGGTTGCTTCGGGCTTCACCGGCATTGCAACTCGCTTCCGCGACGTTCCTGCTGGTCAGCAGGCTCAGATCGTTGGCGCAGCCGACGTTTATGTGTCTGACTTTGGTACGGTTAACATCGTTCCTAACCGCTTCCAGCGTGACCGTGACGCGTTCATCGTCGATCCTGATTACGCATCGTTGGCAGTTCTTCGTCCAATCCAGCAGATGGAACTGGCGAAGACCGGCGACGCCGAGAAGCGTTTGATGCTCGTCGAGTACGGCCTGAAGGTCAACAGCCAAGCTGCTCACGGTATCGTAGCCGACTTGACCACTTCGTAAGAAGGTCTATCTGGGTGAGGGGGCATAACGCCCCCTCATCTAACTATTGAGGGTTTTATGACTAAACGCCTTATCAACGACGATGCTTTCACAGGCGTCAAAACATTTTACGATTACGATGCCGAGAAGGACGAAGCGGTCATCTCGAAAGAGCAGGACGTTTCCGCAATCATCGAGCAGAACAAGCGCGAGTTCAACGAAGCGCCGGAACGCTGGGGTGAGTGGACAAAGGTTGGCAGCATCCCGATTTCAGTGTATTACGAACTTGAGCGCCAAGGTATTACTAAAGACCAAGAGCGCATGAAGAAGTGGTTGAACGATCCGGACAACCTCTACTTCCGCACAAGGCCGGGGACTGTTTAATGGCAATTTCTACATACTCCGAATTGAGGACTACGGTCGCGGACTTCCTTAACAGGGATGATCTGACTGCGGCGATCCCGTCCTTCATCTCACTGGCCGAAGCTGCGCTTAACCGCCGCATTCGTGCGCCAGAGATGGTGACACGGGCTACGGTCACTATTGATGCGGAGTATGAGAATCGCCCAGCGGATTGGATGGAAACGATCCGCTATCAGGTTAATACCAATCCGATTACGGTGCTGGAATTTGTAACGCCGGAAGAAGCCATCATCCAGAAGACAAAGTTTTCTGCGTCTGGTGTGCCAATGTTCTTCTCAACGGTTGGAACACAATTCCAGCACGTCCCTATGCCAGATGGTTCTTACACTGGCGAATTGATGTATTATGGCCGCATTCCTGCGCTGAGCGATACTGTCACATCTAACTGGCTTTTAACTGCTAATCCTGATATATACTTGTACGCAACGCTGGTTCAGAGCGCACCGTACTTGAAAGAGGACGAGCGCATCGCAACGTGGATGGGAATGCTTGACCGCCTACTTGCTGAATACGAAGTTGCGCAGGAGCGGGCCAAGACTGGTTCGAGCCGCTTGGTTATTCGCACGAGGACATTTGGTTAATGGCTGATACTACTACCACAAACCTTGGCCTTACCAAACCAGAGATCGGCGCGTCTGCCGATACTTGGGGTAATAAGCTTAACGCCGACCTTGATCTCGTCGATGCGCTCTTTGCGGCTAACGGCACAGGGACGAGCGTTGGTCTTAACGTAGGCGCAGGGAAAGTAGCTGCTGTTGCTGGGACGCTGAACGTCACCGGCACAGTTTCTGGTGGCGTTGTCGCCCCTCTTGCTTCGCCAACATTCACCGGCACGGTTGTCCTGCCATCCACGACCAGCATCGGTGGCGTCAGCGCGACGGAACTGGTTTACCTCGACGGCGTAACATCGAACGTCCAGACGCAGCTTGATGCTAAACTAGCCATTACGGCGGCAGCGTCTACTTACGCGCCGCTCGATGGCCCGACATTCACGGGCACTGTAACGCTCCCTTCGACGACAAGCATCGGCGGCGTAAGCGCAGCCGAGATCGTTTATCTGGATGGCGTAACATCAAACGTCCAGACGCAGTTGGACGGTAAGGCGGGGCTTGCTTCTCCTGCGTTCACTGGTACGCCGACAGCGCCAACAGCCGCGTCTGGCACGAACACAACTCAGGTGGCCACAACTGCCTTTGTGCAGCAGACCGCGTTCAACAACTCGCTTCCGTTCCAAGGTGGGAACGCAGGCAAGTATGTTACGACGGACGGCACGAACGCAAGCTGGGCCTCGGTTCCGGATGAAATTCCAGCACAGACAGGCCAGTCCGGCAAGTTCCTAACTACCAACGGAACAGCTACGTCCTGGGGGGCAGTAACATCTGTTGCGACCTATGCTTACGATAGCCGAGCAAACATTCGATCTGTTGATGGCCCTACCGGAGCTACGGCTGCAATCGAAAACTTGGGTGTATTTGTTTGGGAAAGCGGAAGCACCCAGTTAGACGATGATGAAACGTGCTTTGCCACAACCAATGGCCGGTGGCTGCTCTACGCCGCATCATGGGACATTGTTAACGAATATTGGGGTACAGAAATTGACCAAATTCGTTATTCATTTTTGCTGGGCGAGATTACTGTTCCCGCGACAACCATAAACGGTGGCGGTATGACCGCATCATTTACCGGGACGGTATACGGGGCCGTTGTTGGTGCGCCAGTCTGTGCGTCTCCCGTTAGCGAGTTAGCAGGCCAACTGGGGTTTTCTGTGCGCGTTAGTGCTGCGGACACGGTAACTTTGACTATTAACAATCCATCTCAAACTTCTACTATTTCAGTCCCGGCTGGCATTTGGCCAGTAATGGTTCTTCTCGGAGCAAACTAATATGGCAACTGTACGCGCTCAACGTCTTCTTAACTCTATCAATTCTGGTGCGCTAACAAGCGCCCAGCTAACGACCGCATTAGCGACAAACGCCACCCTTGGTGATTACCAAGAGCTTGTAAACGAGCGCGGAAAAACACGCCTCATTTGCAATAGCACTGTCTCCTTTCCGGTTGTTGCGAACTCACCCGTAGCAATAGAGAACCTAATTTCAACACCAGCAGGCAACGCAGAATTTTCACGCAGCCCGTATGCGTCTGCATATATTTTTGCAAACCCCAGCATTATTGCAAATTCCGCATATTTAATGAATTCATATTTTTCAAATTCAACGACACGTTCCGCGATCACAAATACGCGCTCTCTGTGGCCAACGCTATACGGCAGCCCGCTTATGCTTAATAACTGGCAGTACTATATTAGTTCGACAACGTGGTCTGGTCCAAATCTTCTTAGTAAAGGTACGGCACTTACCACGGCTGGGGCTGATTCTTCCATTTGGACGCCAAATGCTCTTAGTTCCGCTAACAACGCCATTTTTTATGCCTGCTGGTACGGCGGTGAACTTCGTGGGCGGCTTCTGTCAACAACTGACGGCGGCGTAACATTTACGTCTCGTATCCTACCGGCAACTGGATCTAATCTCCGTCCATATCGCGTTGCATACGGAAACGGAAAATATGTATGCGTAGGATTTAATAACAGCACCGCTGTGTCGCAGGTATGGACATCTACCGACAATGTTACTTGGTCTGGTCCAACAGCCGTAACTGGAGTTAACGGTTTTGTTGATGTCGTATTTGGAGCAGGTGTATTTGTAGCAATTGCCCAAAACGCGGGTATCTATTCATCAACGGACGGGATTACATGGACGCAGCGCGTAAGCAGCAGTAGCTACCGTCGCGTTAGCACTTTTGATGGTTCATTCTTTGTAGCTACAGGCTCTTCTGGAGTAGTTGCTTATTCTACCAATGGAACGTCTTGGACAACAACAACCACAGGCACGATTGTTCCCGCTGCTGGTGCAACACGCACGATGTTTCGAGCCGCCGTTGGACGAAATGGACAGGCTGTAATTACGGGAACAGAAGGCTGGCAATTAACAACTACGAACTTTGGGGCTACATGGACTGGTTCTTCGCTAGCGTCTAGCTGGGACGTGAAGTGCATGGACTATGCTAATGGATTATGGATTTACTATCAGCGCGATGGAAACAGACTATTCATGTACCGCAATACAGACTTAAACAGCACCGCAGGTTGGGGTTCAGCTATTACTAGTACATGGTCGTACAACAACTACGATGACAGTGTGTATGGCGGTGGTTTCTACATGGTTCTTACCGAATCCTCTGCATTCGTCCAGGGTTGGTAATCATGTTATTGGTCATTAACAGCGGCAAAATTTCCGCAACTATCGATGCAGATACAGTGGCTAACATTGTATGCGATGCGCTGATCCCTGCTCCTGAAGATTTTAACGCTTTGTACATGGGTTACTATGCTTACGAAGACGGGGTATTGACCCTGCCTATTGAGGACATCAACCGTGAAAAGCGGAATGCGCTTCTTTCAGGGTGCGACTGGACGCAACTTGCGGATGTCCCCCTAACTGACGATTGCAAGGCTGCTTTTGCTGCTTACCGCCAAGCCCTACGTGATGTTGACCTTCTCGACCCAGTATGGCCAGATGCTCCTGTTGAAGAATGGGCCTAACGATGGACATGTCATTCGGTATTGATACGCTTCTCACCGTCGTTGCAGGCATCTTCGCCATCATTGGCGTGTGGACGCAGTTGAGCAACCGATTGGCAATCCTTGAAACGAAGCTGGAGTTCGGCGACGAGAAGTTCAATAGCATCGACAAGAAGTTCGACGAGGTGATGATGCACCTGCGCCGGATTGAGGACAAGCTGGACAACAAGGCAGATCGGTAATGGCGTTTAAGCTAGGCCCACGTTCCCTGTTAAACCTTCGCGGCGTGCACCCTGATCTGGTGCGCGTCGTTAAACGCGCCATCAGCATTTCCGATATTGACTTCACCATCATCGAAGGGCTGCGTACACCAGCACGGCAGAAAGAACTATTCGCCAAAGGTGCGACCAAGACGATGCGTTCGCGCCACATTCACGGCTTTGCGGTAGACATCGCGCCGTATGTAGCGGGCAGCATCCGTTGGGACTGGCCGCTGTTCGATAAGATTGAAGAGGCCATGAAGAAGGCAGCGCATCTTGAGAATGTGTCGATCACTTGGGGCGGGGACTGGAAGTCGTTTAAGGATGGTCCACATTGGGAACTTCCGCACGCTAAATATCCTGATCCAAAATGACGCTTAAAGAACTTGAGGCCGCACTGCTTGAGCGTGTCCGGGTTTGGTGGCGTCCAGTCACATGTGTCGGTATTGCTTGCGGTGTTATTGTAAATGCGGTAGCCTTGCCTATTGTTACCAGCCAGCCAATCTCCCTTACGGACTTGGCGGCTACGATTGCATCTTGTGCGACTATATTTGCGGTGAGAGAATGGGGCAAAATAAATGGTGCGGATTGATCCATTCATGGGTTATGTGGCGGCAGGCGCTCTTGCTATTGGCCTTACCGCCGG